TAGAGCAAAGCAAGCTAATCCAAGCGAAAACATAAATCACCTCACGTCATAACCTTATAATCCGGCTCTTCTTCGAAGAAACTCATATCCCATTCGGTCACCGCTTTGATAACATTGGCGCCAGCCTTCAGCGGATCAAACTGAGATGTTGTGTCACCTCTTGCGATGTACCAGTCGCGCTTCGGCATGGTCGCATCGACGCCGTTACGCTTCAGTTCAGTGAAGAAAATCAGGTTCGTGGTGAACTCTTTCCCGCTGGAATCTACAGCAACTTCATTGTTCGCCGTCCAGGTGCAGTCAATCAGGTATGGAGTTCCGTTTGTCCAGGTGTTATTCCAGTCGTCATAGACGCGAGGGTAGACAGTTGCGACGTTGGTGTAAGACCAGTTAGCCGTGGCTGACACTATCATCCTCCCACCGGATAACCTCCGGGTACTCAGCGGCTACCTTCCGGCACAGCAAGTACCATTCACCGTTACTTTTAACGTAGCCAGTGACCCGCCGTCCGCTGTCAGTGATAACCCATACCTTTACGAATGGCTCAGGAAGTCTCTGCCTGACCGATATTAAAGCCATCAGCGGCTCCCGTTACACATGCAACCGCCTTTGCCTATCCAGATACCTGCGAAAGCGGTATTTGTTGGGTCAGGGGGGATGAGGCCATTGGCACAACCGAATTTGTCAGCGCCACGCAACAGTGATAAGGAACCCTTCCATCGGTCAGCAAAAGACTGATACCGAAATGAACGCGATGCGCCGTTAGGCGCGGTCTGAGAGCTGATGTATCTATCACCCTGCCCCAACGCCATTAAACCCAGTAAATAGGTCTGAATTAGCAGCGCCGTTGCGGGCGGGTAATGTGCATCGAGGCACTCCTGAATGCTGTTAGCCTGCTCTACGATAGCCTGCAGAATGAAATCTGGCAGCGTGATACCCACTGACTCCAGATATTCCTTGGCCTGTTCTGTGGTAATCATGCGAGCCTCTTATAGCCCTCCGAAGAGGGCATAAAAAAACCGCTTTCGCGGCTATTCGTTTTTACGGGGTCGGCCTGATTTCGCTTCTGGAGTTGCCGGTGTTAGGTCACTACCCGCCTCTCCACGCATCAGACGAACGTTCGACTTCAGGGCTGGATGCAGTTCTTTTATATCCACCACATCGCCAACCTTTACGCCGAACCATGGTCGTACAACTTCGTATTTAGCCATACCATTTCCTTACACAAGGTTAGCGCCATAGACAACTCCGGACAGGCCTTGGTCGTCTGCGGTGATTTGCAAACCTTCAGCAGACATGATCTGGAAGTTGTAGTTAACGTTAGGTAACGGACGCGGCAGCGGCACGACGCCAACAGCCATACCAACCAGCGGAGAAATGATGTCCTGACGGCGAACATAGGCAATGAACTCGTTGCCACTCAGCGCAAAGGTCGGGCGAATTTCACGAACAGGCGCAAATGGCAGCACAGCATTCAGTACGTTGCCGCTAACTACGCCGTTTACTACATACGGTTGAGCCAGGTTAGCCCAGATTTCAGGTGACACCCACATCACATCATACTGAGCGACTTTGTTGGCGCGCGCCAGCGTACCAAATGCGCCTTTCCCGAAGAAAGCAAACAGTGCTGTCATATCGGCAGTGGTCAGGTCTATATTTGCGCCACCCGAACCAGAACCCAGGTTGATCTTCTTGGTGTTACGGTGATTTTTGATACCCTGTGCCGGGTAGGACTGCACCTGAATATTCGGGTCGCCGTTCAGATAGTAGTTGACGCGCTTCTGGTTAAACTTGCGCATTTTAGCCATCTGCGAATCCAGCACAAGGTCAATACCTACAGAGTTAAGACCAGCAGCATGACGCCAGTTCACGCCGTAACCTGCGGTGAATACCGGAATCGGGTTGCCATCACTCGCATATTCGGTATGGTCAAATGAGAATGGAGCCTGACCGTCAATGCTCACAGACACATCATCAGCGATATCACCAATAACGTTGTAGAGCTTTGCAGTTTTGCCAACAGAAAGAACAGTCTGCACACCAATCAGGTCGTTGACGATTTCCATGCCAACCTCCTGATCACGCAGTTGCAGCACCTGACGGTCAATCTCGGCCCAGAAATCACGCGTAAAACCGCCTACAGCATTAACCGCCAGCCATTCAGGAGTCATATTAGAACGATTTGCCGCAATCATAGCATCATGCTGTGCGTTCCACATGTTTCGGTTTGCCCAAAGCTCATTCCAGTGACCACCAAGGCGCGAGTTAGTCGCCAGTGTCTCTTTAGAGAAATACATATATGTTTATCCTTTTGTTACGCGCCTGCAGCGGCAGCAGTGCCAACGCGCATACGAACGCGAATGAAGTCGGTGGTGCTGGCTGCGATGGTGAACTCGTCCTGGCTGTAGCCGATTACTGAATCGGTGTCGCCAGTTGCCAGTGTGAATTGACCAGCCGCGCCAAGCTTAATCGGGCTGTCCTTCTTGTACGCACCAGGTACACACAGAAGCGCAAGTTCACGACCTTCTTCGACATAGTTGCCAACAGCAGAATCGCCAGCCGGAACGGCATCACGAATGCCAAGCCCCTGATGATAAGCACAATCGATAATGTACATGCGGCCAGTTAATGCAGTGGCTTGTGCGAACTTACCATCACCGTTAATAGTGACGGCGGTGCCTGGCAGTAGTTCTGCGGCGGTGAGACGGGTTTCGGTCTTGTAGAGCGATTTCCCGTCGATATTAACGCGACGATAACGTGACATTATCCAGGCTCCTTATTTGAAGTATTCAGATGCGGCAGGTGCACCGGTTTCTTTCTGCTGTTGCGCAGAGTTGGTACCCAGCGGCGCGGATTCACCGATTGTTTTAAACATCGCATCCAGTGCTTCGCCTGAAAGAGCGTTAGCCACGATCTCGCCGTGAACTTTCGCCACCGCTTCACGCTTGGCTTTCTCTTCTGCGCGGGAGTTGGCAGTCAGAGTTTCAGCCAATTGCTGCTGGTTGGCCTGCAACGCATCTACCTTTTCTGCGAGAGGCTTGATCGCTTTTTCGGTATTGGTGGCAACGGCCTCGCTAACCATGCTGCCGAGTTGTTCCAGTTCTTCTTTGGTTAAAGGCATGTCGCCCTCCGTTTTGTGGTTTGTTGCAGGCTGCTCCTGCGGTGTGAAAAGAGATTTGAATTTGTTGGCGACGATAGCCACCCATGATTCCTGTCGTGCGACTGACGTTCCGGTGTCGTCGAAGGTGATTGCGCCGCCATCTGACTTGTAGCCAAATACCTCAGCAGTACCGCCATTTCTGACGATTACCGCCTGAGAATCAGTGAAATCAGCCACCCAGGCATATTCATCCGCGCCCGCCGCAAACTTCGCTTTGGCTGCGCGATCGAGGCGCTGCTCGCGCTCCCGGTAGGATTCTCCCACCAGCGCGCCTGAGTTCGCCTTAAGCGGCTGCGCCAGATCAGCGTTAACCATCAGGCCAACGCCCTGCTCCGGAGTAGCGGCTCCAACTTCGTGCAGCAGGATCGCGTCGTGGTCCATACCGTGGATATCTGCCACCCACTCAGCACCTGTGGCGCGCTGCTGATCGTTGGGCTCAAGCTGGTCGAGGAATGCGGCAACACTGGTATGAATCGGCGGAACGTCTTCACCGCGCTCAATGGCAGCGACACGTTCAAGCAGTTCCCTGCCACCTTCAGACTCGCTGGCGCGGGCCACATCAACCCACTTTTCGAGGTAGATGCGATTACCGGACTTCTTAACGTTGCGGTTCCACGCGCCGATATGGCCTGCGTTAATCCCCTCAGGCGAGAAAGCAGAAACAAACTGACCGTTAACCTGAGGATGCCCAAGCGGTGCCAGGGTGCCTTCCAGCCCTTTATAGTGGGCGTCGATTTGCTCTTGCGTGTACAGCCCGCCATTCATTACGACGTTCGCCGGCAGCGTGTAGCTCGGCAGCACCAGGTGCTCACGCCCGTTGTATGTTTCGCGCCTGATAGACTGGCTGTTCACCTTCGTGGTGATGTTTACCTGAATAGGCATAGTTATTTCTCCGCCCAGGCGTAACCACGCGCCTGCATCGATTTATATTCCTGTTTGAGTTTGGTAATGGCGTCTGGGAACTGAGGCCTTCCATCGCCGTCAACCAGAACTGACTGTTGGCTGCATTTGCAGTTGATACTGTTCGCATCCATTGCATACCATTCACGAACCTCTTCATTTGTGTAGAGGTGAGCATGGCGCACGGCGTGGGTGTGTCGCGTTGTCGGTGACAGCGCCGAGATGTGAACCAGAAGCGTTTTCAGGCCGAAGAGGTCATTCGCCTCCTGGTCTTCATCCCACTTGGCTCGACGCAGCGCGGTAGTCACTTCAGTGCGCGCTATCCTGTTCGCCCGGCGCTTCTCTATGCCAGCCTGTGCAGTCAGGTTACGAGCAATGTCACTGGGATTAAGCCCTCGCCCCACGCCATCAGTCAGTACTCGTGCCATGTCGCGCTTAACATCAGCAGTCAGCCCCTTCATTTCCTCAAACACACGCGCATGTACCAGCGCCATACGTTGCTGATACGGGTCACTCGCGAGGATTGCCGCCAGTGACTCGCGTCCCGCTGCATACACAGGTGATTGCTGGCTGAGGTTGTAGAAGGCTTGCCCTGTCCCTTTCTCAGCAGCCAGGGCGATGTACTCGTAAAACCCAGGTCGTATTCGTTACCATCAAGCAGCACCTGGTCTACCAGGTAACTGGCATCATTCAGGATGATGGAGAGCAGAGTTGGGTTTAGCTGGTATTCGTATCTGGCGTTTACTGCGATGGAGGAAGGATTTTATCGAGTGCTGATTTGTACGCTTTGCCAATCTTATTCATCCGCCTGGAGAAGTCTTTCATCGCCCGGCGTTCCAGCGCATCGGCTCCTGTCGGATCCTGATAGTTACGCGGCAGAATCGGTGGCTTTGTCCTCTTCGTCGCCATCCTTTTCTCCTAACGGCTCTTCGTCATCATTGTCATAGCCAGCAGCTGTGCGAATCTCCTCACGGCTAAACGCCGGGTTGTCACCGCTGCCCAGCATGGTCTGGTTAATCTCGCCCATAGTCTTGGCGTTGGTGAGCTTTTCAGTACCGGTCTGTTCGTTCAGGTCATCCCAGATAACTGCCTTCTTGGCCACTGCATCGATAATCTTCAGCTCAATGAGCTTGTCGCAGAAGTCCTCTATTTCGAATGACAGGTCTACGCGGCGAGACTGACATCGGGCGTTGAAATATTTTTGGTCTTCAGTACTTGAACGTTCTGCCTGCTGATTACCAATCAGAATTCGCGTAGGAATATCTACCCCTGCGGCTGCTGTCTGGAGGTTCACGTTGTATGTTGCTGTAGGGTCCGCAACTGATGTAACGAGGGGTGTAACTGTCGCCCCCTGTGTGGTCATTAGCACGTCGTTACCACGGTTAATTTCCCCGGCAACTTCGTTAAACTTATCCTGTAGTTCATCGATACTCACGCCATACAGCGACGCCAGATTTGTGAAGTCTATTTCCTTTTCGAAGTTGACATTAAGCTGGCGTGCAGCATTCTTCAGGAACGACTCACCTGAACCACCCTCCACCTTCTCCAGACTGACAAAGGCGTTATATGCTGGTTCAAGGAATCCGATTGCATCTTCTGAGTAATCCCCCAGGATGAATACTCGGTCAGGGTGAATATCCACACGGCGGCTTGAACCATTCGGCAACCGTTCGGTGTACTTCCACATCTTCGGCTGGCCGTATGTCTTAGAGTTAATTCCAGTGTCCCACTCTCCAACCTTCAACGACCCAGCCCATGACACGGAAACCTTCTGTAGCCCACGACCTTTCGTGGCAGGCAGATTCCAGTCTTTTTCATCACGGATATGCAGCAGTATTCCGGCATATCGACCGACAAGACGACGGCGATCCGCCTCAGCGAATGAGCGCCATAATCGGTTGGTGAATACCTGTTTGGACTTTTTCTCCCAGGAGGTTTCGTCTTCGCTATCGTCGGCATCGTCACCCTCTATGATTTCCGGGTTGGTCTGCCAGCACTTGCCAACAAGCTTCTCTACAGCACCGTGGGCAATACCACCGCGCCGGTACAGGGAGTAGAGGTTTTCGTAGGTGACCAGCTCAGGGAAGCCGTATTCGCACCATGCGGAATGGCGCTTATTATCCAACCCCATCGTCGGCACCATCAACCCCATACGGGCGCGAGCAAGCCTGACGTCATTCAGCGCGTGATTGACGGCTAGTGTTAATTTGTCAGTCATGGATTGTCCGTTATGGTCGTTTAGGTGGTGGAGCAATTCCCCCAGCAGGATATTTGGTGGCGCATGGCTGATAACCCGGCCAGCCTTTTCTTTTGCGTTTGCAGCCAGGGCATTTGCATTTGTTTTTCATGATTATTGCCCCCTAAGGCGCTTAGGAATCATCATCCCCATCGATTTAGGTTTGCGTTTGATATACCCGTCCAGACCGTACCGGATTCCATCCCAGCAGTGGTTGTTCTTATCCTCGATAATCGGCAAGACTTCGCCAGTGATACGGTCTGTTTTGTACGAGTAAAGCCGCGCCTCTTTCGCCGTTTCTTTACAGCGAGGATGGATGATGATCTTCTTAAATCCACGTAGGAAGGTGATGCCGTCCTCTACGCTACCCTGCCATTTCT